CATGATCAGACGAGCAAAGTCAAGTATCTTTTGATAACTTTTTTCGTCCTTCACTTCATCCGATTTACCATCACAATACCAACTGAATTGACACTTGTTTCTGATAGGAATAGGCAATCCAGTTTTCCATGATTTTTTCATGTGTGCTTGAAGAACCACCTCACACACGGTGTTTGGAAATCTTTTATCATTCACTCTATTAAGAACAACAGCAGATACAGCAAGTTTCCCTGCTGTACCTTGATCCCTTGCCTCATGATAAATATTTACAGCAAGGCATTGAACATGCTCTTCTACACTGTAAGTCTGTTTTTCGTTTAACAGTTCAACAGGCGAGGAAACAAACAGCAGTCCAGCAGTTAAAAGTTCCTTCATTCACCAAATTTCCATGTGAGATAATCCCTGGCATAATCACCAGCCATGGTTGACTGAAAAGCGTTATCAGCGGCAGCAGCGACTTCATCGATGCAGTGCTCGTCACCACCGAAAGCGTATCCATCACAGAACTCTTCGACATCCATCATGTAGTTTTTCATATTACTCATATCCATACTCCTTCATAAACCTTTTGGTCAACGGGCCCTGCATTTTGTAAGCCTCAACTTCCCAAGGCTGTTTATCATATGCAGTATCGCCATAGTTGCGATACTTACCGTCTTTACATTTCCATAACTGCTTGTAACCACCCCGAAACTTATCTTTCATTCGGCCAGTAGCACCCTGCCAAACATGAACCATCTCATGAATGATACACTCAATGAACTCTTCTTTAGAAACAGACCGGCTCAAACGATGATCAATCTCAATAATATAGTCACGATCATCGTCACCACGATAACAGAACCCTTGAGCATCATCCTCAAAGGTCTTAGTAAACTTAACATCAATATCCAGAACACGATGGCGAGGTAAAAGCATATCCATGCACCACCAGACAATCTCATCTGCTAGTTCACGGTCTTTCTTTAGACCACCTGTAATTTCGATACCAATCATAGGAACCTCTTGTTTCTCAACACTATATACATTATCGCATATGGGGATGATATTGTCAAGGGAAATCGTAGCGTCTAAATTGTTGATTCATAAGGATTCTGAAAAAAAGTTAGAATCTTTGTTCGTGGCCGGGTAGGACTTCAGTCGGTTCTGGTTGCATATATTCCTCTGTCCAACCAAACGCCTCTCTGACCACATTTGAAGACAAACCCTTATACTTACGATGTAGAGCTTTATCTTTTGCAGAGACAACTATCTCTGCTTCAGTGTGATGCAATCCTTCCAACATCTGAATGAACATATTTTCTCTGCGGTTCTGCGATAGGCCGGGATTACCACCTTTGATAAAGTGGTAAAGAGTTCGTGCCTCATGAACCAGCATGTTATGCTCAGTCCCTTCGGGTGCTTCATTTGCTTGGAATGGAACATCACCCTCTGGTAAATCCCATTCTACTGTGGGGTCAAACGATGATTTGAGAACCATCCTCAACGCATTTGTGTTGTGCTGTCGTAACAGTTCAACCTTTTCTTTCTTTGTTTTTGCTTTCGCAACCTTGTCCAAAATCTCGGACATCAGTGGTGTATATGGCATATCAAAAATCTCCTATGCTGTTCATCAACTCTTGAAGTTTATTCTTTATAAAGTAATTTAGTAGTTTACTACGGTCACCTTCTTTTGCATCATTGTACTCTTTAATGCACTCTAAATGCAAGTCTGAAGGCGACTGTGTTAGATCAATCAATTTTCTGTTTCTTTGATAGTTTCTTTTTATCTCATCATTGGGTAGTTGGTGTTCACACATCGGGCCTGCCCACTGTGTAATCTTTTTCTTACTCAAGGGTTTTTGTCTTAGACCATCAACAAAAGTATTATCTGGAGACAATACGTTTGGAACACCGTCACTTGTATCACCCTTTAGAATATGCTCATAGAGGTATTCACTTGGATCAACACCATTGATAAACTTTTTAGTAATGGGACTATACTGGGTCACATTACGATATTTCTGTAACTGCACAAAGTCTTTGTCTCCCGACAAGATCAAAGTCTTACTATTGTCAAACTCTAATTCTTTACAGAGTGCAGCAATGATATCATCAGCCTCTGCACCGTAGACCTCAAGAACTTTATATGGAAAGTTTTCTCTGATCTCTTCTTTGATAGCGTTCAGACACTCAAAAATATCATTCCAATCATGACCAGAGGAATCTCTAGTTTTCTTTCGACTGGCCTTGTATTCTGGATAGTAATCCCGCCTCCAGTAATGTTTGGAGTCATAACAGATGATCAACTCACCATACTCCTCAGTGAACATTTGACGATACATTCTCAATGAGTTGAGTATCATATGTCGAACCATGCCAGGCTCCACACTGTCCCTTTTAGTTATGTTCAAATGCATCATTACACTCGCCAGACTAATCTGGTTCATATCAACTAAAATCATATTACACCTTTAAATGAGCGTTAAAACTCATACTCCTACGTTCACCTTTACTATAAAAGGGATATACAAAATGTTTTAGATATGAGGGAAACACTAACAACTTACCAACCTCTGGTTTCATCTTGAAGGTATCGCTTCTCATATCTTGGTTTTCACCAAACATAAACTCAATCAATCCGTTTGCTGGATAGTGATCTTTGGCTTCTTCCGTCCACTCATCATTCATGTTTGGTGGCATCTTTAAATAAATTACAGCAGAGAAGTCTCCACTATGATGGTGGTAAGGATTATACTCACCGGCATACTGACTAACAATCCAACTGTGCGTTAAATGAATATTTTCCACTGTTGGTATCGTATCTCTGCCTGCAATTTTCCACCAGTAATATGCCCTATTCTTTTTAATAATGTAATTAAGATAATCAACACACCCCTGACGCATGACTTTAAATAACAAGTCTCTATCCTCTGGAGTGCGAACAGGTATTTGTACTTCCTTACTAACTTTTCCAACGAGTTTGTGTGACCAATCATATTGAACACTTTTCTGCTCGTCATTCAAAACATCATCACCAATACTATTTACAATGTCTAAAAAACGTTGAGGAACTTTTGACTCAAAAATAGTCGGACTAAAAACCTCATGAAACTTTTGGTGGTTCTGGTTCTTCTTCTTCGCCATTATCTATCTTCTCCATTACTTCCAATATGTCATCAAGTGCATCTTCATTCATTCTAAAATTCACGGTTTTAGTTTCTTCATCCCTCTCTATAGGTTGAGCCTTTGTAAACATTTCCATGACTCTTGCCATAGGGTGAACAATATCTAACTCCCTATACAAAGACGCTCTCACCGACTCTATGATAAAACCCATGTCTCGTAGAAATGGATCATCGTTCACTTGGAAACCATTTTCTCCAAGAGAGTGTATCATCTGAACTACAACTGCCTCTGTGAGATTATCACAGAACATAATGTTCTCTTGGAGTTCAACGATATCTTCGTCAGGTAGCACTACCTCTCTTTTTGGTTTTGTCTTCCACGGTCCTTTTATTACGTTTGCGTCTTCTTTTGGTTTCTTGCACATCGGCATTTTCTACTCCATTGTCGGCGTTGTACATCTCTTGCGAATAAACTGTTCCTAGCATTGGATAATAAGTTCCAACATTAAACTTCGGTTGCCCTGCTTTGGCTCCTTGCCCATAGTATGCTTGAGCAACACATCTGTATTGTATTCTCTTTTCTTGATGCTCTCCATAAAAACTATCAACCCAATCACCAGTTCTTAGATATGTATTCATATGTTTAACATACCCTTCATGGACATGCATTTTTGCGAGAGCACCTTTTACTCCAGACTTATGATTTCTACGTTCTGCACTTGCGAGTTCTTTTTGTGTCTTTATCCACTTCTTGACCTTCTTAGGATTAATAGGTGCATCGTCAGATAAATTATGCAAACTGGAATGTATACCTGACTTACCATACTCTGGATTTTTTGCAGCACGAGCTTCCCTTGCCCTTTTAAGTCTTTCTGCTGCAGCTTGTCTTTGCTCCTCTGTCATAGGTTTACGTTTTTTACGAACCTTTCTCTTAGGTTCAACCCATCCACTGTTATCAGTCTTTGCTTTAATTTTTTTCACCATTCTATTATTTATCCTTATTGCAATAACCAACCAACAAAACCATTCAGAAGAATGGCAACTCCAACTGCATTGACTACAATCAATGCACGGTCATTCCACATAATTGAAACGACCAACCAACCAGCGATACCTATCGCTTGAACAATAATGTTCCAAGGAAACATATTGTTTGACGCAAGAACCATACCGATAATCAGAGTAATTGACGATACCCACTTGATATACCAATCAACAGTGTGCAATGGTGTTACTGTTTTCGTTGCTATCTCATGTGTTTTAAGTTCTATCTCACTAGTTCTTGTTTTGCTGGTTTCACCTTCAGTTTTTTCAATATCCATGTTCATCCATTCTTTTCTGAAGTGTCTTCTTCATACGCCTTCGACCAGCCGCCTTTGCAAGTCTTTTCTTTTCACCCTTGGTGCGGTGATACTCCCTCTCCCTCAACTCTGTGTAAAAACCCTCTTGTTGCAGTTTCTTTTTTAGGACACGCAATGCCCCATCAACATTATTATTACGAACCTCAACTCTCACTTAACTTCTCCTTATCTCAGAATATGTTGTTTTATTATGTATGACAACCTCAGCATTAGTTTCAATCCAAAGTTTTGCACCACACTTTCTCGGTTTATCTGGACTGTATATCATAGAGCTGGGGCCAAGAATGTCTACCTGTGAACCATACCATGTTTTACCCTCAACCTCAACTCGACATACTGGTGATGTTTTACCATGTTTATCGTCTGACTGTTTTAGGTTCTTGTTGATATGAATGATGGTTTTCATCCTCTCCTCATATTAGCAACCTCTGTTGCTTGTTTCTTACCACGAACTGGCACTGCATTTGATTTGTGCATCTGTGCAATTCCGATAATCTCTGTGCCTGTATAGACCATCTCTTCTTTCTTTGCCATAGAGGAGTCATATACGATCTTTGGTTTGGTACTCTCGACAGGACTTGAACCTGTGACCCACGGTTTAGAAGACCGTTGCTCTAATCCAGCTGAGCTACGAGAGCCTATTCCCATCTTTTTGAGAAACTTTTGATGATCACGTTCGGCAGCAAGTTGACTTTGAGTCTTCTTGCGTACCTTGCGTTTCTTATTGTTTGTTGTGGTGTAGTACACCGGCAACATATGCATACCGCTCATTCTCTACTCCAATACAGGTGATAAGGTGCAACCAATGTGTGTCAAGTCAACTTTCCACCCATCAGCCAACATACTTTGAACTGTCTTTAAACCCCTATCACTAATCATAAATTCCCAATCATTAACAAATTCTTTACACTCTGATTGTGTGTCAAAGTGTCGAGATAGAACATGAACTTTCTCATCTCTAACTTCACCCTCTGGGTCAGTGACCGTAAAGGCAAGAAGCAACATAAATGTTTTAATCATCAATCACTCTCCATCCTCTATTAACATAACACACGGTAATGAATTTGTCAACCCCTTTTCTTGCTTTTCTGCAATCACCCTCTTGATAATATTTTTCCCACTTAAAATTATCACGCATTTCAGTGAGTCGTTTTCTATTCTCAACAGGACGCTCTACGAACAGATACTTATTAGTCTCCGTTTTACATTCAATAATTTTGCATACAATGGGACTAATAATACCTGTAAGTAGAGTTAAAGGTTCAAAGGCCAGTGCTTGACTTGGGATCAATGAGAGATAGATTACGCTTGCGGCGAGCATCATCTTCTTTATTTTGCTTACTAGCATT